ATTACTGCTATCACAATGTCCAAAGGCTTTATGGCATAGCAAACATAATGAACTTGCACCGCCAAAGCTACCAACACCAGCAATGAAACTGGGTAGCATGATTCACAAAAAAGTATTAGAGCCAGACGACTTTGACAAAGAGTACGTTGTACTTGAGGAAAAGCGTACTAAAGAGGGCAAAAAACTTGCCCTTGAGTATGAGCAAAAAGGCTTGACTACTTACACCCCGGCGGACGCAAAACTTATTGACGATATGACTTTGGCAATTTGTCAGCACCCCGAAGCTCACGCACTTTTAAATAAAGGTCAATCTGAACAATCTTTCTGGTGGGCGCATAGCTCTACAGGTCTTGATTGTAAATGTCGTTGCGACAAAATCCACAACGATACAATAGTTGATCTTAAAACTTGTGGCGAGGGCGGCGCATCGCCAAAGGCTTTTACATCTTCAATTATCAAATTTTTGTATCACGTCCAAGCCGCGCATTATCTACAAGGTACTGGGGCTGATCGCTTCATCTTTGTAGCAATAGAAAAAGTATTTCCTTACAACATAGGAATATACGAATTAGACAACGACTTTATTGATTTAGGTTATGAACTCCAAGAACAGGCGCTTCTTAAAATATCTGAAGCAACTAAAACTGGACTCTGGCGAGGATACACCGATGAGTGTACCAGCGGAATCCAAACCCTTTGCCCACCCCATTGGCTCCTCAACAATGACTAAAGAACAATTCAAGGTCATGCAGATGACCCCAGAAAAGGCCAAACAAATACTTGTGGCCAAAAATAGAAACAACCGCGGTATCAAAGCATCAAACCTTAGACGGTTGACCACAGCCATTGAAAACGGCGAGTGGAGATTAACTAATCAAGGAATCGCATTTGATGAGCAAGGCAATCTTATAGACGGTCAGCATAGATTGGCAGCCATTTTGCAGACAGGTAAAACAGTTCCTATTCTGGTTGGAACCAATATGGACCCCAGAATATTTGATTGTGTAGATACCGGGACTGCTAGGACGGCTGGGGACGGCATAGATATTGCTGGAAGTAGCCACGGAAAAACTATTGCCGCTGCTATCAAGTGTTATTACTTGTACAACAACTGGCCAAAACGTGCATGGTCTAGCACCGTTGCACCGACTTCAGCCCAGATATTGAAAATATACGAATCTAAAAAAGACACAATGGAGGCGGTTTACTCCGTTATTGCCAAAAAACATAAAAACTACAAATGTTTTCCTAAAAGTATTGGCTTGTGTTTTACCTTGATTTGTTTAGATGCTGGTTGGTCAGACATACAAATGTACGAGTTTTGGGACGCTGTAACGCTAGGTGCAAATTTACAGGCAGACAGCGCGGTACTTTCTTTCAGAAACCAGTTAAGCAATGTCGAATATCGCAAACGCGGTTGGTTTTCACAAAGATTTATTCTCAACGCTTTCATAGTGTGTTTTAACAAGCACGTTCAAAACATTCCTACCATCAGGTTTATAGCGCCAAGACCTGATACAAATATGTACAAGGTAGAAAAACCAGCGCAAAAAGAAACATCAATCTTGGAGGTTATTAAAGCATCGTGAAAAAACCAAACTTAAAAGGTATCATTCAGCCCGAGGACGTCTACAAAAAAGGAAAATACAGTTACGTCTCATGGGCTAGGACTTCTGAATATCTTAATGAACTCGCTCCGGGGTGGGACTTTCATCTTGAATTACCACCAACCGTTGAATCAACTGGGGTTGTTTGGCCAGCCCCAAACGGCTCAGGTTATCTTATGGGATATTTCACAGACCCAGACGGTAAGAAAGGTGCTGTTTATCCGTATTCAATTATGGATAACAGAAATGAACCAATACCACTTGCAAAGATTTCAGCAAGGGACGTTACAGACTCACACCGCCGGGGGTTCTGTTTCTGTGCAGCCAAAGAATTTAATTTAGGCTCAGAACTTTGGACAGGTAATGAAATTATCAAAGCTAAAGATTCAGCACCTACAAAACGTGGTGGCGCAGAACCTAAACAAAATATAGCCGTACTTGCGCGTGATGCTATTGTTAAATCAACGTCTGACCAACAATTAGATCAACACTTTAATACGCTTGCATCAAGGCTTAGTGAAGGGAAAATCAGCCAAGATCAATATAATAAACTTATAGACCTTATCAAAGCTAGGAGGAAAGCATTAACAGCATGAACACCACCGAGACTCAATTTCTAACCACCGAGCAAGTAGCGGAAAGATATGGGCTAAGTCCCGCCACTATAAAAGATTGGAGGGCAAAAAAATTTGGTCCACCCTACTACACACTTGAAAGATATGCGGTATCGTGGGGTTCCCCTCGCGTACGCTATGACCTTCACAAACTTCTCGCATGGGAAGAAGCAAACAACATCACCCCAATTCAAAGTTTTTAAAAATTATGTCTAACTCCGCTTTCAACTTTCGTTTCCGCGTAGTCGGTAACAACAGCGCCAATCCAAACGCGCCAGAAAAAAACCTTATTATTGATTGTCCAGTAGAAGAGGCAAAAAAGTGTGCTATGTGGCTTATGCAACAAGTCGATAAGGTAGATGAAAAAGATTCAACAATCAGGATATATACTGATAAAAAAACTTATGACGAGGTTCCCGGATTTTCTATCTGGGGCGGTATGTGGGGCAACTCTGGTAGGATTCAACCTCTAGATGAAGATAATGCCCCCAGAAAGCAATCTCGGTACACTGAGGATAAATCTGAAATACCTTTTTAATGATAGAGCCAGTTTTTCCAAGCAATCCTTACGAGGGTCAAATCTTTTACCACGCTGAAACTGAAAAGACTTTTGAGTGTGTTTTCAGAGACCCTTTAGATCGCATGATTAACAGGCAAATGAAACATTATGTTTGGTGCGATATATCAGACGATTATTGAGGCATCAGGTTTTTGTGATATTTCTCTGTATAAGTCCTCAATCCTTACCAAACAAAATATATTTAAGGCGCTTCATTAGGGGCGCTTTTTTTTTTATGTTTCTACGGCGGTCATAATGTATTAGCATTTCTTGCTGGCTACACATTATTTCCAAGGCACTTGCGATAAAGTCAGATTGTTTTGCATTTGACCGCAAAAGTTCCTCAGTCATTTTTTTTAATTCATCAATATTTTTTGATGAACGTATGTCTTTAACAAGGCTTTCAATATAGAACTCACGTTCAAGGCTTGGGCTAGATGTTAAGACATTGATAAGGCTTTTCATTGTTCTTTAGGCCATAAGTTAACCTCGATATATTCAACGATTTTGTCATCTATGGTATTGTCTGTAGATTTTACTAAGGCTTTCAAAAGGTCAAGAATTAACTTTTTTACTGCATTAGTTTTGCAGAAAGTTAACAGTATAGGTTTTAAAATACGAATCATGGTAATTATGGCAGTACTTCCCAAACATATCGCTTTTTGCTAGATTTAGCCCATACCTCGCAAAACAATGGAAGAACAGGAAGAAAAACAAGGGTTAGGATTTATTGGCAATGCGGTACAGCTTGTAATACTTGGGTGGGCGTTATCAGTAATTTCATATTCATACTTCGGTAATTCAAACAGGCAAATTGATACCACCTTTGCCGCCGGGCTGCTAAGTGCTGTTATGTCCAACTATGGCCTGAATGTCAAAAAGGCTACTGACAAAAAGAAACTCAATGGTAATGTTAAGATAGTTGACAATTCTGACTCCAAAGTAGGGGTGTCAAAAAAATGAAAAAAACTCTAGCAATCTTTTTATTATTTTTTCCTTCAGCGGCCTTTGCTGATATGACCTCAACAATTACCAGTTCGGTAAAAGTAGAAGTTATGAGCGCAGCAACAGCGGCTGATCGTGTAGGAAATAGTTATTCTGTTTCTGGTACTGGTGTTAATACAACTGACGGCACTACCGCGGGAACTTTGGGCGGTCTTGGTTCTGCTACCAACGGCGTTAATGCTTACACCTCAATTACGGCAAGTCAGCTTACAAACGGCGAAAGTTTTCAATACACAGTTTCATATTTAGAAGGGGACGCAGTTCCCACCTCAGCGCCAACCACAGGGGCTGTTTCCAACTTTTCTGACCTTACATCTACAGCAGCCGGGGCAATAGGCTCAGGGGGTGCAACAATAGACAATCACGTTATTACCATAAGTGGTGGCGACCCCGGTTCTACAATTACTGGTCAATATGTGAGTACTTTGAGTGTCGATTAATGGCAAATGAAAAAGTTTTGGTTGTTAATATTTTTTTATGTTTTACCCGCGTATAGTCAGCCAGTTGTCCCTAACTTCGTTACCGGGACTATGTCAAGCACCACGAATACAACTACAAGCATCACAGAAACCATTACATCAAAGGATTATAAAACTGGTTACGAATACACAGTATCGGGTACAGGAATCACAAATTCTGGCGGCGATATGTCCCCAAGTGCAACAACGGTTAATGGTTCTTCGGGCGGGGTAACTTATACATGGACAGGCGCAGATTTATCAACAAAACCGAACTGGACTCTAACAGATACAACCTCTGGGGCGGCCTTTCAGTTTTCAGAAAGTTACCATGGACCCGGTCTACAAAACGTCACAACAATTACGAGACAGATAGAATCAGAAAGCGTTGTTACAAGTACCTCTGTATTCTCGCAATAAGTTTAAATCCTAGTTCAGTTTTGGCAAATGCAGTTAGCCAAAGCAATAATGGATCGGTCACGAATCAGGCAATACAAATGAACCAAGGTAATGTAATAACCAACCATTACGGCGGTGGGATTATTTGCCAAGGGCCACAGCTTGCAATCTCTCCCTTTACTACTTTTGGTGTCAACTATAGAAAACCTTTCAACCATACTTACGACACGCCTGTATATGACCCAACTGATCTAGTAGGAGACTTTGACGATAATGGCGACCCCATTGGGGACGGTACGCCAGACAATCCCGGTAAAATTTTGTACTATCAACAAAACTACTCAGGTACAAACAAAGACAGTTATGCACTTAATACAGGAATCAGCCTAACTTTCACAATCCCATTAGACAGACAGCTACAGAAAGAATGTAAAAACGCTGCTAAAACTCAGATAGCAATACAAGAACAGGTACTTAAAAACAAACAACTTGATTGGAATATAGCAAGGATAAAAGAATGTGGAAAGTTGAAACAGGAGGGTATCTTGATAGCAAAGGACAGCGTATTTTTTAATATTTGCAAAGATGTCTATTTAGTACCGAAAGCTAATCAGGTATTACCTCACAACCACGAAATCAAGATTAAGTAGATTTATTTTTTTTCTTGGTCAATTTTTTTACCAAATTTTTAACCAGAGGCTTCACGAGGTTAAGTAATAATGGGCTACTGGCAGCAACC